CCACACTTAGACATGAATGAAATACATGACATGGTTGGAGAAGCGTGGGGCGAGTATTGGAGCAAGTATGTGTAGTCAAAGTAAGATCATCGTTCAAGGTGATGGCACATTTGCCAAGCGGATTGCAGCAGGGAAATGTCCTAAGTGTAAAACGAGTGTGACATCTTTCACGCATAGTTTTGATCAGGGTGATTACTGGGAATGCATAACTTGCGGCCTGAAGATGAAGCATGAAGATTTAAAATAGTTTGTAAGGGGAGCAGCTATCCTCCTCAAGGGCGACAAAGACAGCGTCCTTCAACGCCATAGATGCCAAGACAGATTGCCCCCTAGGTCTTATTTTCAGTGGTCTGTATAACTGGTCAACCCGTGCTGCTTTAAATGATATGACGGGAAATTTATGGAATGTCTTCTTAACTTACGGAGGGACTAATGACTGAAAAATTATTAACACGAACTCAGACTAAATATAACAAAGTAAAACAGTATGAAGTTTGCTTGGTGGTTGAATGCAAAGTCTTTAAAAAAGTAAGGGCTGGCAACAAGGCCGAAGCAAAACAGATTGCCATGAACAGGCAGTTACAATTTAACCGCCGCCTGACTCAGGCAGGGTACATTATCGGCGACATAGATGTATTTGACGCCGTAGAGTCATAAGATTTTACAATTTATCCCAACTAAGATATCATGAAGGAGAGTCAACCATGATGGAGAACGAAATGCACACGCATTTAATGCCAAATGAAATAGACATAGCGTCTATTCCACCGCGCATGGAATGGAAGGAAGCTGTGTCTGTTATCGAAAGCCTTGTGCAGCAGCACATGGACAAAAGTAAAACCGAAGACGACATGGTCTTCAGAGCGTGGAACAGGATACAGGCGGGATGAGTATAAAACTCAGAGACCCAAACTGGTCACAGATTCGCAGGCATGATGTGATTCCTGACAAGCGGGAAGAAATGAAGAAGGCTGCAGACAAACAAGAAATGTGTGCTACACATTGCCCTCGCTGTCACGCCGTGCTACGAACAATGTTCGTGCATGGGCATGAACAGTGTACCGTGTGCCATGCAATCGTTGAAGACTGTTGTCAGGGAGCTCCTTTATGAGCGAAGAACAAAACGTACTATCCTTCCCGCTGCATCGTGTGACACGGACAAAAGACCCCGTGCCCATGGTATGTGAGGTAGCGGGGGAAACATTCAAAGACATAATCATTATGGGCGAGAACAATGAAGGCGTGGTTCAGATGATCACGACTGTGTCTGACCCGGCTGAAATACTTTGGTACATGGAGGCTGCTCGTTTTGGTATTATGACAGGGAGCATTGAAGATGAGTAATAAAGATGACAAAACAGAAACAGTACACAGTCAATCTGACAATAACATCATCGAATTTCCCCAACCATCCACACTTGGCGGTGCTGGTAGCGAAGAGAATGTGGGAGATGAGTCACCACCCCTCTTCTATTTCGAGCCTGAGTGGGATACCGGCGGAGACGATTCAGCGGCTTAGTAAGCTGGAGCAATGGAGTAGGCTGGCGCGGAATGTGTGGATAACAGGATTCCACGGCCCCTTCCTACTATCTGATGAAACCGAAGAACTGATGAACGGCGCTAGGTTTGAAGATGACCCAGTCGCTGCTAACGAGAGGGAAGCCCAATACAGGCCGATGTATTATATGTCTAGTTCTGCATCATCTGCTTTGAGTTGGCTTTAAGATACACATGTTTAATTATAAAACGGAGCCCTATGCACATCAGCATGAGGCTTTGCTGAGAAGTCATGACAAAAAGAATTATGCTTACTTCATGGAGATGGGCTGTGGTAAATCGAAGGTACTACTCGACAATATCGTATGGCTACATGAGAATGAAAAAATTGACACGGCAATCATCGTGGCACCTAAAGGGGTATACCGGAATTGGGAAAGCTCCGAAATTCCCATTCATTTCCCAGAAGCGATTGACCATGAGGTATATGTATGGAATCCGAACCCAAACAAGACCGTTGCCAAACGACTATCAGGTGCCGTGCAGGAGCGTTCAGTCCTCCGCATCCTACTGGTTAATGTGGAGGGTTTCGCAACACCTAAAGTTCAAAAATACTTGGATCTTTTCACACAAGATAGCACGTTCCTTCTTGCAATTGACGAGTCCACAACAATCAAGAATCCGAAGGCCAAAAGAACTGCAGCGTTACTTAAAATTGGTAAGAATGCGGCCTACCGGAGAATCCTGACCGGATCCCCTGTTACGAAATCACCGCTGGACTTGTACGCGCAGTGTGCCTTTCTCGATACAGATCTTCTGGGCTTCCATTCTTACTGGTCTTTCCAGAATCGGTACGCGATGGTGCGGACGCAGCGCATGGGGTCGCATAGTTTCCAACAGATTATAGGCTACCGCAATCTTTCGGAGTTGACTGACAAACTGGCAGGTTTCTCATACCGTGTGACCAAGGAAGATGCTCTTGACCTACCGCCAAAGATATACACGACAAGAGAAGTGGCGCTGACTGATGAACAGTGCCGGCACTACAACAGTCTCAAGAGCGCAGCAATTGCCCTGCTCGAAGACGGCGAACTGGTCACGGCATCAGAGGTAATGACAAAGCTGCTTCGTATGCAACAGGTTTTGTGTGGTCATCTGAAGACAGACGATGGCGAACTGGTAGAAGTTAAAAGCAACAGGTTGCAGGCCATGCTTGACACTATCGAAGAAATGACGGGCAAGGTAATCATTTGGTCTAGATTCAGGTACGACATAAAAGCTATTGTAGCTACTTTAGCTAAAGTCCATGGACCGGGGAGCGTGGTAAGTTATTTTGGGGACACGACAGATGAACAACGTCAAGACGCTATAACGTCATTCCAAAAAGGTGATGCAAGATTCTTTGTCGGCAACCCACAAACAGCAGGCTATGGCTTGACCCTGACCGCAGCCAACAACGTAATCTATTACGCTAACGATTATAATCTAGAGACCAGAATGCAGTCGGAAGATCGTTGCCACCGTATCGGGCAGAACAAAAGTGTTTTGTATGTCGATCTGGTTGTCCCGGGAACAGTGGATATAAACATAGCCAAGTCCCTTCAAAGCAAGATCAATCTTGCGGGGGCGACTCTTGGTGAAGAAGTGAAGAAATGGCTTCAGGTTTAACACCGTTGAATCTGCGGTTGCCGGCGTTTTGTTCTGACGATTGTTTAATATTAAATTGATGGGGGTAAAGGTGACATTCTTTGGTTTCGATATCAACATACAGCAATCGGACACCAAGTTTCTTTTGCTTGGAGCCAAGAGTGCGGCTGATGATGCTACCGTCTTCTCGCCGGCTTGCTTTTTTAACATCGAAGTAAAGCCACTCACCTTTTGGAGACAAAGCAACAATGTCAATGGGGCCTTGTTCCATAGTTTGTGTGTAAGTGTAACAGCCTTGAGACAGAAGCCAATCGACTGCAATAAGTTCACAGCGTTTGCCTTCTACATTTCGAAAGTTGGGTTTTTTCATAAAAAAATCCTTTTAAATCCCAGCTATTTGTGTAATCTTACACGAAGGCTATACATTAACAAGGAGTAAATAGTGGACAACGCTAAATACAAATCAGTGGCTGTGCCGAATCAGGTTCATAAAGTTTTAAAACATCTCGCGCACCTAGAGGGGCGCACGATGGGAGGTCAAATGTCACATATTGTACGAGAGTACAACGCTGCTGTGCGTGGGCGCGGAGACGTTGAAGCGTTTGGCAAACACCTTGAGAGAATAAAAACAGTTGACACAATAAAAGTTAGTAAGTAAAACGAAAGACCAATCCCGAAGGGGATAAACTTTAAACATGGAGTGTGAACGATGAACGATGTGTTTTCGTTATTTGAAGAAGAGGCCGCTAACGCCAAGGCATTTGACCAAGTTAGTGAAGAAAGTACAACCCGCCTATCCCGTTTGATCCGACAGTCACAAGCTGTAGACGATGAGATTAACAAGACGGAAAGTTTTCTTAAAGACCTGAAAGCCAAGAAGCGAACTATTGACGAGGAAGATATTCCGTCGTTGATGGAAGAGCTTGGCGTACAAAGCTTAACAGTAGATGGCAATAAAATCTCTGTTGAGAAGTATGTGTCTGCGCGCATCCCAGATGATCGCAAGGAAGAAGCATTTAATTTCCTGCGTTCCATTGGTGAAGCAGACATTATCAAGAATGACGTTGTGGTTACGTTTGGTATGGGCCAAGACAATATGGCTGGTGCAATACTAGATGATCTGCGAGGTCAGGGTCTTGAGCCAAATCAGAAAACCCACATTCATCCTATGACTTTACGGTCATGGGTAAAGAATCGTATTGAGTCTCAACAAGATATCGACTACGACACATTCGGTGTGTATGTCGGTAACCGCGCTGTTATCAAGAAGGGATAAGCGACATGGCTAACACAGCAGTAGCAGAAAAAATGAATACAAGTTTAGCGCCGGAAGGCTTGATGGATATCTTTGAGGAAAACGCTGGTGCGGGTTTCGAGAAGATTGGTCAGGAACAAATGCAGATACCGTTTGTACGGATCCTGCAAGCGCTATCACCTCAACTGAACAAAGAGAAGCCTGAGTATATCAAGGGTGCGTCACAGGGTGACATCTTTAATACGGTGACGGGTGAGATCTACTCAGAAGACAAAGGCGTCGTGGTAATTCCAGTGGCCTTTGAAATGAAATACCTTGAGTTCACCCCGCGTAGTGCGGGCGGCGGTCTGGTACGGGAACTAAGTCATAATGACCCAGACCTTAACAACACAAACCGTGAAGGAGCGGCGGAAGTTCTGCCGTCCGGTAACGAGCTTGTTCGCTGTCATCAGCATCTGGTGATGGTTTATAACGAAGAGACTGGCAACTATGATCCTGCCGTACTGGACATGAAGAAAACCCAGTTGAAGGTCTCTAAGAAATGGAATTCGCAGCGCACCTCGTGCCGTGCTGTAGGCAAGAACGGACCTTTTGTCCTGCCCATTTACGGTACTGCGTGGCGGATCACCACCGTTTCGGAAAGCAATGATCAGGGCACATGGTATAATTTCCGTGTAACCCGTGAGACTGACGTTTCCAAGATGGGTCAGGCTATGCTTGAAGCCAAAAAGATGGCTGAGAGCTTTAGTAAAGGAGAGATTAGAACGGCTGCGGGCACATCTGATGAGATGGCCGAAGCAACTAAGGCTGCTGACGTACCGTTTTAACCAGTTGGGGGGATGGTAGCAACTCGGAAGGTTACCATTTCCCCATTCCTTTATTGGAGAAAGCTATGACCCTTGCGGAAAGGTTCATGGCGGCGTTTGCTGGTTTCGGCGCTGCACATGGACGTACAGATATATCAGAAGAACGAAGAGCCGGAAAAACTAAAGCCAAGTCATACGTTGTTCGTAAACCGTTGACTGTTGAGCTTGTGCAAGAACACCTTGACGGCAAGACTGGCGTCGGGTCGATACCTATTAACGAAGAAAACAAGTGCAAGTTTGGTGCGCTTGATATCGATGTGTATCCACTAGACCACGCTGCTCTTATCAAACAGCTATCAGAAAACAATGTACCGTGTATCGTGTGCCGTTCTAAATCAGGCGGGGCTCATATATTCTTTTTCTTTAAGGAGTGGTTCAGTGCAGGACAATTCAGGGACAAGGCTGCAGAAATTGCTGCTATGCTTGGGCATGGCAAATGCGAAATCTTTCCGAAGCAGGAACAGGTTTTGGTCGAGCGTGGTGATGTTGGTAACTTTATCAACCTTCCGTACTTTCATGCGGAACAGACGCTCCGCCCGGCGGTTTTTCCGGACGGGGACGGGGCGACACTAGAACAATTTTTAGACATGATCGATGAGATCAGTGTCGATCCAAACGAATTCATGAAGCTGCCCATCGGCGGCGAAGTAAATCTATATCCTGACTACATACCTTGCGTTCGTGCCAAACTTATGATCGGCGTTGGCGAAGGCGAGCGCAACAAGTTTGCTTTCCAGCTTGGTATCTTTTTGAAAAAGTATGATGAGATCAACTGGAAGTCTCTGCTTGAGCAGCATAACGCCAAGGACTTTAACCCACCGCTGCCGGCATCAGAGATTGTCACAATTCAGAATCAAGTGGAAAAGAAAGAGTGGGGCTACCTATGCAGCGAAGAGCCTATGGCTTCTTACTGCAATAAAAATGTATGCCGCACCCTGAAGCACGGTATTGGTGGCGGTGGCACACTGCCCACGATCAGTGGGTTGTCAGTGGTGCTGTCTGAGCCACGGCTGTGGTTCCTTGATATCGATGGGCGCCGACTGGAGCTTGATACAGACGAGCTTCAAAACCCGCGCTTGTTTCAAAGGTCATGCATGGAGCAGTTAAACTTTATGCCGGAGCGGGCAAAGGATGCGGACTGGCAGATTCTAATCAACAACCTCATGGAGCATTGCAATCAGATTGAGGTGCCAGAAGAACTTACATACAAGGGGCAGTTCTTTAATTTGTTGGAGTCATACTGCACTGGTCGCGTACAGGCACAGACTGTCGAAGAGATCATGGTTGGTAAGCCATTTACGGACGCAGAAGAACAGGCCACATATTTTAGACTTGACTCACTGATGGAATACCTGCGTCAAAAGAAGTTTGATAGTTACACAAGGGCGCAGATTCAAGAACGAATCAAGGAAATGAATGACGGCACAGACGCACATGGTGTTAAGCGTTTCAAGACATCGAGCGGCAAGTGGAAGTCAGTTCGTGTATGGTGGGTGCCTGAGTTTGCGTCAGAGGTTGCCACACCCGACATCGTAGTTGAGAAGTCGGAGGTGCCGTTCTAATGGAAACCACAATCTTTGGTCCCCCGGGGACAGGCAAAACAACAAGGCTTATTAGCATTGTCAAAGAAGCGATAGTTGGTGGAATGGATCCTAGCCGCGTGGCCTTCATGTCTTTTAGTAAGAAAGCTGCAGAAGAAGCCAAGACCAGAGCTCTTGCTGAACTGTCATTAGGCCCTAAAGACCTGATGTGGTTCCGTACCTTGCATTCATTGGCATTTAGCTGGCTGGGCATGAGGTCACAAGATGTGTTTAAGGGCAGGGACTTTCATGACCTCGGCACTCTTGTCGGTTTGGATTTTCGTGCGAACGCATCTAACAATATGTCAGAGGGTATTCTTTTTACACCGGGTTCTGGCGGCGACAAGTACATGTCGATGATACAGATGGCGCGGGTTCGTGAAGTAAGTCTTGAGCAGCAGTTCAGCGACTCTGCCGACTATAGCCTTCATTTTCAACAGCTACGAGTTCTAGACAAAGCCTATCGCGAGTTCAAGGAAGAACTTAAAAAGCGTGACTTTGTTGACATGATTGAGGACTTCATCGAGCAGGGGACTAGCCCGCGTTTTGATCTTTTGATCATAGACGAAGCACAAGATCTGGCTCCTCTTCAGTGGCGTATGGTAAAGGAAGTTCTCGTCCCGAATGCCAAGAAGGTTTACTATGCTGGTGACGATGACCAGTGCATATACTCATGGATGGGGGTCCGTGTATCGGACTTCTTGAATGCCAGTGATCATAAGATTGTCCTTGATAAATCCTACCGTGTACCGTTGTCCGTGCACAATTTTTCAGATCAGTTGGTCAAGCGTGTTGCGATCAGACAAAATAAAGTTTGGCAACCCACAGAAAGACAAGGGAATCTTTCTTGGCATCGCGATATAATGGAGCTTGATCTGGAGAATGGTGAATGGTTAATCCTAGCAAGGACAAATTACATTGCGAATAAGATCTCCACCCGCCTGAAGGAAGACGGTTATCTCTTCTGGAGAGAAGGGGCGGGTTGGTCCCTATCTCAAAATGTTTTAAATGGCATTGAGGTGTGGTTAAAATTATGCAAAGGCTTGTCCTTATCAGCAGCAGAACTGAAGAATTTCTCGAAGATACTCAACGGAAATGTTATTACGAAGTCTGGTCGAAGAAACCTAGAATCTTTAGATCCAGATCTTTTCTACACTCTGGACGACATCATCGAACGGTGCAGTTTAAGCGTGAATGCCAAGACGCCGTGGATGAATGTCTTGAAAGTATCGGACAAGGAGATAGGCTACATTACGTCGGTACGTCGGCGGGGGGAGCGATTACTATCTGGCAGTCCGAGGATCCGGATTTCGACGATTCACAAAGCAAAAGGTGGAGAGGCGGATAACGTCGCCCTCTTCCTAGATTCCACAAAAGCATGCATGGAAAGCCTTGATCAAGATAGCGAGGTCAGGGTTTTCTACGTCGGTGCCACGCGCACTAAAAAACACCTTCACCTAATCGAATCAACAGGAAATTATGGATTTGCGATATGAAAAGAGCAGAAGTTTTAGACACCGCTAAAGGGTATGTGACTCAGGATCGTGCATCGCAGCACGGTAACATGGAAGACAACTTCAGAAACATCGAGACAGTTTGGTATTGGTGGGACAGTATTAAACCTGATGATCTGCCTACAGGAATGGACTGCGCTGTCAAGATGACTTTGTTAAAGATTGCGCGGATAGCATCAAACCCGAACCACATTGACAACTGGGTAGACGGATGCGGGTATCTTGCCTGCGGAGGAGAATTGACCAATGACATTAGTTAAAGAAGCTAATAAATTTTTTTACAAGGCTGATGGTTTTGACGAGGCAGTCATAGGCATCGCGGAAAGATGTGGGTCAGAGCAGGTTATTGCTTATGATGCTGAAAAGTGCCTAGACATCTTAATGGCACAGGGCATGGAAGAGCACGAAGCGATTGACTACTTTAACTATAACGTAGCTGGAGCGCATGTAGGAGACAGAACTCCTGTGTTCATCTTTAGACATTCGCTAGAAGATATAGAGGCTTATTATGAGTGATGCATACCAGTACCACCTTCTTGCTCAAGACATAAAAGATGTGGCTTGGGGCAAGACAGATAGTGATTGGTCACCGCCATCATCACTTCCTGATCTTACTCAATACGAAAGAATATCTATTGACCTTGAGACCAGAGACCCACACCTCACAACTCTTGGACCGGGCTGGACTCGGAAAGACGGGTACATTATTGGTATTGCAGTAGCAGCAGGGGATAGTTCTTGGTACTTGCCTGTCAAACATGACGCTGGGAATCTTCCGCGCTCATCTGTGATGGCGTGGATGAAGAAAATGATGGCTACTCCGCATATTGAAAAGATCATGCACAATGCGCTGTATGATTTGGGTTGGCTCCGCGCAGAGGGAATCGAAGTGCAGGGCAAGATCATTGATACGATGGTTGCAGCGCCACTTCTTAATGAAAACCGCCGCTGGTATAACCTTGATTCACTAGCTCGCGACTATTTGTCGGAGCGCAAGGATGAAAAGATTCTTCGCTCCGCTGCAGAAGAGTTTGGTGTCAACGCCAAAAGTGAGATGTTTCGTCTTCCTTCCAGATATGTCGGGCCTTATGCGGAGCAGGATGCCGCCGTGACTCTGAGGTTGTGGGAACGTCTGCGGACAGACTTGGTAAAAGATGAATGCACATCAATCTTTGAACTGGAAACAAGTCTAATTCCTGTTCTATTGGACATGAAAACCAAAGGTGTTAGAGTAGACATGGATCGAGCGGAGCAAACTAAAAAAGAGCTCACCGCCCGTGAACGCGCTCTACTTAAAGAAGTGAAGGAAGAGACCGGCGTCGCCATCGAGCCGTGGGTTGCGACATCTATTGCAAAAGCCTTCGACTCGGTGGGGGTCAAGTATGCGGCAACAGAAAAAACGGGGGCGCCGTCTTTTACCAAACAGTTTCTTGCGAATCACGAGCACCCCCTTGCAAAGAAGATTGTGAAAATTCGTGAACTTAATAAAGCAAACACTACTTTTGTTGAAACAATTCTTGAACATTCTCATAACGGTAGAATCCATTGTGACTTTAATGCCCTTCGTTCTGATGATGGAGGTACTGTAACCGGAAGATTTTCTTCGAGCAACCCAAACTTACAGCAAATACCTGCGAGGGATCCTGAGATTAAGAAAATGATTCGCGGTCTTTTTGTCCCTGAAGAAGGCTGTAAGTGGGGATCGTTTGATTATGCCTCACAAGAACCCCGCTGGCTAGCGCATTACTGTGCCACCTTGACAGGCGTGGATCGTCATCCACAGATCGACGAGGTTGTAAAAATGTACCATGAAGGCAATGCTGATTTTCATCAAATGGTGGCTGACATGGCAGAGATTCCACGCAAGGAAGCCAAGACTGTTAACCTTGGTATCATGTATGGGATGGGAAAGAAGAAGCTAGCAAACGTGCTGGACATTACAGAAGAAGAAGCTACCTCGCTGCTGAATAAATATTACCAAAGGGTTCCCTTTGTTAAAGGTCTTGCAGACATGACATCTAGGTATGCTTCAGATCGTGGCGTGATTCGTACATGGCTCGGAAGAAAGTGCCGCTTTGACATGTGGGAGCCGGTGTCTTACACTTATAACAAACCATTGCCACAAGAGCAGGCAATGAAAGAGTATGGCGGCAAAGGACGTATTCGCAGAGCGTTTACATACAAAGCGTTAAATAGATTAATTCAAGGGTCAAGTGCCGACCAGACAAAGAAAGCAATGGTGGATTGCTACAGTGAGGGCCTATGTCCAACACTAACAGTTCACGATGAACTTTGTTTCAATATCGAAAACAAAGAACAAGCAGACAGGATTGTTGACATAATGTCAAACTGTGTCCCTGATCTCAAAGTTCCCTTTGAGGTCGATGCTGAACTTGGGGACAACTGGGGTGAGGTAGGCTAGATGTTTTACAAGGCAATGCTATTATTATGCTTCGTAGCTAATCAACAGCAGTGTTTGACTGCTTTTGATAGCCGAGGACCGTATGAAACATTGGGTCAATGTAATGATAGGCTTGCCGAAATGACAATAGATATTCTAACAGACCCACGAACTGCAGGAGAAGTTATAGTATCGAATGCGATATGTCTAGAAATGACGGGGGAGAAGACAAAAACGTCAATTCTCATCGACCTCGAGGTATAATGATACGTCCATCGATACTGAGGTCCACGAGAATCGATGTTTTTATCTAATGATTTCAGTTGTTTGTACCTTGTAGAATAAGCGTATAATTTACAAGGTTAGTCCTTTGCAAGGTCGCGTATTCGCTTAACCAAACGCTTTGCGCGGTTAGGAACCTGATCATGCCACCTCGAATCGACCATTTCGTCGGCTGCGCGGTGCCAATCCCGGTCGTCGATCCCGGCTTTCATACCTTTGAACTTAGACAGACGCGGGTAGCCGAGGTTAAAGCACATGTTGGCAATGACCAACTGGGCTTCTTCGGGTAGCTCGTCGAAGTCTGAGTACAACCTACCGCAGTCTTCAATTGTCACAGCTATGTCTAGGTTGAACCGTTGGCGGACACGATCCTCTGATACAGGTGTGCCAACAGGCAGACCGTACTCTGGGTCGTGCTCTTTGACAAGTGCTCCGATTCCGAAAGTTGGTAGACCTAAGTGATCTAAGTAGATCTCAAACTTGCAGCCTTCGTCTTCTGCCAGTTCTTCTCGTAATTGATCTTTGTTCACTGCTGGCTCCTTCGATATATTTCTACATTTTTCATTATGTCTTCTGGATTTCCACCGAGAAGTTCTGCAGGTATTTGCTGACCTTTATAAGTAAAGCCCACAGGTGTGCCGACCGCCTGCCCGGGAACCTTGGTTGTTGGACCGGGGACCGGAGCTTGTGGTGCAGCAGCTTGTGGTTCAGGCTGCGGTGAAAATAAAAACATATCCTCAGGGGACAGTATATTAGACCTAGGCGCAGTTGGAGTCGAGCTAAAATCAAATCTTTCCGGAGTCGGCTCAGGAAAATCCGGGCTTATGTCTAAGCGGCGCATTTGTCTTTCTAAAGTTCTTAATTCGCTGCGCGGAATGTCATGACGTTTACGTCTAGCTTCTTCCATCTTATCTTTGGATGGCGTGAAAGGATCGTAACGCCCACGCATAATGCTGTTTATTTCAGCGTTGCCTAACTTTTCTTTTTTAAGTTGTCTTCTTATTCTAGCTCTCGTTAGACCCAAAGTTCCGAGATCATCTACATAAGATGACATTTCACGGAAAGCACGAAGCCTTGCTTCGTTAGCCTCAACATACCCCTTAATATAATCTTCGCGGGAAGAAACTTCCCTGTTAACCACATCATTAAACAATGTCGCTGCTTCAGAACGATTCGATTTAAATTCATTTGCCTTAAATCTAAGAATACGTTCTGGGTCAAACTCCTGTGTGTTTAACCCAGACAGCGCACGGATAATCTCACCCGCTGTTCCATATTCTCTTCCTGTGGATGGTTCTTTAGTGGAAAGACCAAGCTCATTACCTAAAGTTCCGCGAATAAAACGCCCTGCTTCGACCTCCGACAAGTCTGCTCCTGTTGGTATACGGAAAGGACTTATGCCGGGGCTTAGGCCATTTACCACATGGAAAAAACTACGCTCTAGTTTTTTCCCTAGTGACTCAACATCTTTGTACACAATAGCGCCGGTTTTTGTTTCACCACCATTGCCCATTGCCCACTTAGGCATGACATCTTGTATAACAGCAGCGGCAATAGACTGCTCAAAGAAAGGTGACGCAAATTCAGAAAAAGCTTCCCATGCAGCACGAGTCCCTGCTTCCACTCCGTCGTTGGACAGTCGGCCATCTCGGTCAAGGCTGTTCATTACCGCGTAGAATGGTTTGATTAACATGTCGTATGGGTTGGTGTGGCTGAAATCAATAACTTCAAGGTTACCTTTTTCATTCCGGCCCACAGGAATAAATATAGAGTTGCGTTGAAATGGCGCTGCAACACGATTCGCCGCGTCAATTTCTTCTTGACTTGTTTCTGTCAGCTTCATAGCCATGCCCTGAAGGGCTGTTGGGACAATCGCAAAGGTTGTTGTAGCCCCCATCAACCGCCGCATACCTATCTGGCGTATAGCTTTACTGTCACTGGACAACTCACGCATTGCTGTGTCAAGCGTATTAAATCCTGTGCGTATAATCTCAGCAGGGAAAGCAATAAAGTTACCCACTGGGAGTCTACGAAGATTTTTAATTGCGTCTGGCACAAGCTCATAATTGGGAACGAGGTTACGAACTCTGTCGGCAGCAAGATCTTTTAATGCGGTGTCAAGCGATGTACTAGGAGAAGAATTAGTAAACTTTAAGTAACTAGAATCTACCGCTTCTTTAGCATTTTTAATTACGTCCGGATCTGTTAAACCTTTTGTGGCATTCTGCACATCGTCTAGATAAGCTTGTTTAATTTTAGCGTGTTCAAACTCGTAGTTATATATTTTCCAAACATCATCACCGCCACGATACGCATCTTCTGCTTTACCCAGCATTTGGCGCACCCAACCTTTTTTGCGAGCGACTTCAAGAGGCCCGGCTATGTCAGAGGGAAGCCGCCCGGCAGCTTCATCTAGAATATGCGCTCCGGAAGTGGTTCGTGGATTAAGACCTTTACGAAGAGTATCTTGAATTTCTCGAAGCTGTGCGCTGCTTCCGATAACGCCGCGCTGCTGCAGTTCAACCATATACTCAAGAGCTTTTTCATCGGTCATATTAAAAAGATCGCCCAAGACAAGAGACAAGGACTCCCCAAGATTGGCGCCGTTCCCAAAGTTGCCTTGAGCAGCAGCAAATAAAGCTGCGGATGTTACGTTACGAACTTGTGTGACGGGAGAAAGAATAGTCTTTGCATACTGGGTCATGCCCTTGAGTTTTAAAAAACTACCATAAACCGGACGCAAGAAGTATTTTGTAAAATCGTTGTCGTCATTTAAGATGTTGTTTGACATTGACCGCCACATAGGCTCAGGAATAGCTATCCCGTGCATAGCTCCAAAGGCACTTTCACTAATCCCTTTGTCATATATGTTGCCATCAAGTCCCGTTTTGCCAAGGATGTAGTATCCCTGATCTCTGAGATCTTCTAAGATTTTTTGTTTTGATGCGTCGGTAAACTCACCACCATTTGCAACTACTTGTTGCTCAATGTTTTTGATATACTCTTCTGTATCTATGTATCTGCTTTGAGCCGGGCCTAACTGAGCAGCCGGATTTTCTCTTCTAGCGTTTATTAAACTTTGTATTTCTGCTCTAGATGCACGAAGTTCGCTATATCTACCTTCACGGTTTTTAGCGTTTTTTATGTCGTCATCTACAAATCTGCGGAATGTTGTAAAAAAATCATCCGTAGCTATAAATGTTGACAGATCAGAAACCGTAGCAACATATGCTTCAAACGGGTCTCTAATTTCGCCAAGGATTCGTCTCGTTGTAGACAAATCTACTTTTCGCCTGTTCAAAAGTTGCGGATTTAATTTTCGCATAGACGAGCGAAAACTCATCCCCATAATTCTTCCACGTCCTGTGTTTCTTGCATCATTAAGGATAGCGTCAACGTAACCGCGAAGCTGCCTGTCCGTCAATGTGTCAAGCGTTTGTTCTTCGGTAACGCGAAAGTTTGTAATATTAAGACGTTCTTTGATGTCTTTAAATATACGGTCGCCTTCACTGCCTTCCGCACCTCCGGTGCGGAGCATATTAAATATTTCCCGCTCGTCTGCAAGACCTCTAGGTATTGAGTAGTTTTCAGGATCTTCAAATGCACGGTAACGGCGACGCAGATAACCCCCGGTTTGAATGTTGTTTCTAACAGTCTGGATAAATTCTGCACGGCCCATAAACCTGCTGGTTGATTCTTCAGGCAAACGAGCCACGGCACCTGTAGCTAGCAATCTTTCGGACAGGCCATCAATAACTTTTCTGGCTTTCATATATTCTTTAAACAATTCTTCTGGCAGGTCGTCAGGTCGATTCCCTGTCTCAAGAACATCCATAAAATTATTAAGCATTTTTTGTTTTGTGATGCTGCTTTGCTCAAGAACCTCTGGGCGCTTAAGATATTCATCAATGTTTTTTTCTATGTTTTTAAGAAGACCGTCCGCTCTTTTTACTTCCCCCTCAACCTTTGCACCAACCAAAGACTGCTGATCGGCAACTTCTGCATCTAAGAAGCCGCGATACCGTAAAGTACCTAAAGTTCTGTTTAACATACCTGCGAACGCACCAACCTCTTGAAGAGGGTCCAGCATTCTTTCTTCACCGCGAATAATTGCACCTTTTATTAAATCAACGGCTGCTTTTGTAGGGCCGGTAACAGTTTGCGCTAATGCAAAACTTGCCCCGGGAAGAGACAACCCGGTTGTTTCGTTTATGGCTTCTATGGGCCTAAATGCGCCAACGGCTGACCCGCCTTTTACAGTGGCCCCAAGAGCAATTGGGAAACCCACAGTCAAAAGACCTGACTCTGCGCCTACTTTTGTTTTGTTAATTAATTTACGAAGAGCGGCTTCTCTTCCTGACTCCCCAAGTTTTTTCTCATTTGTCTGAGTAACGCCAAGTTCAAAAAAGTCACCTATAGACTGTGTTCCGTCTGTAGATACGAGAAAATCAGCAGCAGTTGCAGCGCCTGCTTCCTGCAGTGTCAAGTTCACTTTTTGGCTAGTGCTAAGACTTGTACTACCATACTTACGCTCCGCAGCAGCTAGACGAGCGGATGATGCTTTTCGCCCAGTTTTAGCAGAGCGAAGTCCACGAGCCATTTTTCCTATTGATGACACCCTTGAGACAGCACTTGCAGCCCCAAGACCCGGGACAAGAAACTGAGCAAGCCCTTCTGATATTCCTCCGGCCAAACCAGTAGGATCAATACCTAAATCTTCTCTTGTTTCATCAAAAAACTTAGTGACTTCTTCCGTGTAGTTGGTGTCGGCGGCAGCATCAAAAGCTATAGTGCCAAGCTCTAAGATCCCTTGCGGGATGCGGGACAAGCCGGAGACTACCCCTTCCCCGACTTCTTGAAAAAAACCCTCGTCTTCTTCTATACCAGAAGCGTACCTAGCTGAAGTTACTGGTGCAGTAGACTGCTGCGGAAGATTGGCGATTCTTTCTTTAACTTCATCGTTAGTAAGACCGGGCTCGAAATCATATATCTGCCCTTCATATCTATATCTTGTCATGAATCACCGTATTTCTAGTTGACGTCTACTATTTCAGTAAAGTCAAAAACATCTGAATCGAGTTTAATACCAGCCTTTTCAAGCCTTTTAGCTAATGCTGAATCTGGGTTTTTCGTAGCTTCGTCACGAAGTATCTCTATCGCGTTGGTGTCTATTAACTTTCCTTTCATGCGTTGAGCTTCATCTAGCTGCATCATTGCTCTGTCATATATATTTGTGACACCTGTAAAACTAAGAGCGCCGGCTCTTTGCGCGTCTTCTGCTGCTTCCGCTGTAGGATACTGAACTCCTTTAACTACAAGTCTTCTTCCTGCCGCGCTTGCTTCCTTATCAGCAGCGGTGGATCTCGTGGGGGAGCTATCCAAGAATGCTCTTTTAGCAATATCCACCCATTCTGGGTTTAGCTGCCAAGTTGTTGGATCAGTGATAACAATTTCCTGACCTTCTACACGAGGAATCAAGCCGCCTGCCGCGTATGCTGAGGCAGCCAGTTTTGGATCTAAAGTATATTTTAACTCTAGCTCGGAAGACATTAGATTTAGTTTCTCTTGAGAGATTTTTTGATCACCAAGTTTTAAGCCCAATTCGTTAGCTGTTTGATAAAGTGCAATGTCTAACTTACCTAAAGCAAATTGTGTGTCTACAAATTGTTTTTTGTCTTCCCTTGCTCTCTTGTCTTGTTCTTGAGCTATTGAATAAAGCGCAGACTTATATTGCACATCCAATGCGCGTTGAGCAATTTGCTCAGATTTTTTGTCTTTAAGAAGACTGTATCTTAAGGACGCCTGCTCTTTTAGATCTTGCCGCTCTTGACTTGAAATGCGCTGCATGTCTTTACCATACTGATCAAGACCAAAAGACAAGCCTTTTGCAATATTAGTAAGAGCGTTTGGACTTTCACCCGCAGCAATAGCCAAGCCCGCTTTCATCAAGCCAAGCCAGAAAGAAGTTTTACGCTCTTGCTCTGCTTCGGTCTTAATGTCACCGGGTTTATAGCCCATAAGATTTTCAAAATCTGCATCAATGTCGGCAAGGGTAAGTTCCTCGTTCTTTTTGTTCATCGTTTCCTGAAGATCAGAAATCCGTGTTGTAAGATTTTGTGACGCTTCTGTCACGTTTTTATCAAAATCTACACCCTTGTAAATATTTTGTAGGTTTCTTCGAAGTTTGGCCGCAGCGTCTACCTGCATAGACATCATGTCTTCTACTTTTGATTTATTATCTGTAGGTTTTTTATCTATAACCTTTTTATTGGTTTCGTTAATTGCGGCTCCTAGATCAAAAGGCGTTCCGGCATCACCACTAGAGTACATGCTTTCATCCGGGTTCATGCCATCATAACGAGCAGGGCCATACACTTTAGCATCGTACTCATAGTCAGAACCATACATGCTTTCATCCGGGTCAGTCGGGTCTGCGTCCTGCATCGCAAGAGTTTTTTCCACCATTTCATCAGCCGCAAGCTGGGCTCTTTCCATTCGTCTTCTTTCTACTATATCCCTACCTACCCCAGAGCCTGCGGCTAATGCTTCCCCAATAGGATTAAAGATGTCTGTAAAGTTTTTAAAGTTTTCTTTCACCGTTTCTCTTGATCTTGTGCGGGGTACTTGAACAACAGGATCAGTAGATACCTGCGTATATGGATTTTGGTCCGTGGACCGCATAGCAGCATTCATGATCTGTGGACCAGACGCAAGAATACCTTGAGGCTGACGGGACATCCCCGGTACACGAAACATTGGACGATTAAGTGGTGGTCTTGCCATTATCTATTTCCTTATTGTCCCGGGAACCCCCGACCTTGATTCATCTGACCATAGGCGCCAAGACCAGCAATGCCAAGACCCATAAGCTGAGAAGATGTGCTTGGCGGAGGTGTTGTTGTAAGACCTGTTGTCTGTGTCAATGCTGGAACACCTTGGAAGATATCTGACATATAACCCAGTTGCTGGAAAGGAAGATTCTGCTGCGCCATAAGATTCTGCTGCTGCATATTTGCTATATTCTGAGCTTGCTGCTGTGATAGACCCCCCGTTGACAACAATGCATTAATGTCTTGGATGTTCATTTGCTGACCCATCTGACCTAGGCCCGCGATACCCTGTCCTATCTGACCTGCCTGCCCGCCAAGTGCGCCTGCGGTGGCACCGAGTTGCCCGGTAGCTGCGCCGATCTGACCGATCTGTGAACCAAGCGCGCCGATCTGACCGCCGAGCGCACCATATTGACCAGCCAATGTGCCGGCCTGCCCCGCTTGCTGAAGCTTTTGTTGTGCTGCTTGTTGTGCTGCTTGCTGCGCCTGTGCAAATCCAGCGGAGCGAAGCTGTGACCCAGTTCGTGCCTGCTGTTCCATGACATTGCGGCCAATTTCTGCCTGCGCTACGCCCTGCCGTGCGCCGCCAAAGGCTCCTGAACCAACGGCCTGCGCCCCTAAGTTCTGTTCTTGAATCTGTCCTTGCCGTGCAATGTCTTTATATTGTTGTTGAATGACGTCATCCATGTATGGATCCATGAATGCCTGATAATCAGTCGGGCTATAAGTTGCCCCGCCGAGCATTTGAGCGGCTATATCTGCTTGTGTTATACCCTGTTGTACACTGCCGGTGCCATGCTGAACCGTACTAAGCCCAGTGCCCATAGTGTCAACACCGGTACTAACTGCGCCAAGACCAGTACCAACTGCGCCAAGACCAATCCCCATTGCTTGCTCGCCCTGCTGCAAGTATGGCTGGTAGGAGCCAACGCCCTGCATAGCTGCATTAATTGCCTGCTGCTGCCCTTGGCTAAGATCAACAACCGTACCCGGAGCATAGGGCATTGTAAGACCCTGCCCACCTTCAGACACAGGCTTGAATAAATTTTGAGTAGACTCAAAAATATTCTGTAAATACTCTTCCTGAAACGCGGGAAGACGCTGGGTGATTTCTTGTGTTTGTGTAGGCATTACGCTGTGGCCTCCAATTCCGCCATCATATCATATAACCGGGCGGCTCCGACATCCCTGTCTCCACCACCAGCGCCGCGAACTGCTTGCGCCGTTAGTACGAACTCACCGTCGGATAAACGGGCAGGGACAGAATCGGATGTCCCGGTTCCCGGTCCATCAACTTCGCCTCTTACAGCTACATCATACCCCATTTTTTTGTGTTGGTACATAGCTCCATGTGCATCGGGGTGATCAACCATTGCACCACCATGTGCATAACCGGGGATACGTTGGTACATATCATTGCTATAAAGGTTCTGACGCTCTTCAGTCATTGCCTCACGATAGCGTTGTGCATCATCCGGGTCTTTGAGATTAAGAACTTCCCCTGTTTCTGGGTCTACAACATTAATATCAAATCCAGTTACGTCAGCATATGGGCGTTGTGGCCTGCCGGGATCATCCGGTTGCCCTGCTAAAAGACTTAGCCCTGAAGAAGCTAAAGAAGCGGTTAAAAGCGGATTTTCACCCATAAAGTCAAGCAAGCCGCCGCTAGATCCAGCGTTAGACCCACCACCTGTCACCATGCCTTCGCTCAAATCCCCCGCTACCTGAGTAGGTACTTGACCCGCGCCTCCGTAAATTTGGTTTTGTAGGTAGCTAGGTGGAGATCCAGCGCCGCCACCCATTTGTAAGCCTTGTGTCATTGAAGGAGACATGAAAGATCCAACGCCATACGCCATTGCAGCATTTTTTAAAGCATCGTTCACAGACTTACCTGCGGCTAAACTACCAAGGCCAGCGCCACCGGCAGCGCCGGCAGCAGCCGACAAACCCATTGCGGGAGCAAAATAAAACCCAGCCGCCGTAGCCAAAATAGGTAGGAGGTCGCCTTCGCCAAAAATATCTTCAGCGCTGCCGAGTCCTAATGCTTTTCCGAGATCACCAAAAATAGCCATATTATGTCACAATCTTTACTGTACCAGCATTATTATACAGTGCTCCTGTCTCAAGTCCAGCGGCACTTGTAGGTAGTTGCGTTAAGGTAAGGGTTGTCCCCCTCATGTCGCCCGGATTACGTTCTTGTTGAATATAGCTATCCAAAGCTCTTATTAAATCCTCCATATAAGCCCTAGTGTATTCTTGTGGAGCTTCGGGGAGTCTTGGCGGCGGTAGCGCACGAGATGACATTAGCGCCTCCCGTCTTGACGAAGATCTACACGAGGTGTTCCAAGCTTCCAGCGCACACCAGTCTCACCAGAATCAACGCGAAACGCGAAAGACCTACCACGAACGCGAATGTTTAGGTTTTCTGTAAACTGTTCAACCGGCGCCGTTGTTGTTCTAGTTGATGTCTTTGTATCTGTTTGCAGGTAATTCCCGCCGGGGTAGTTTCTTGTCTTAACAGTGAAGTCTACCGCCGGGTTAATTGCTGTTGAACCCTCGAACTTGATGTCAGGTATAAGCCTGCTAAGAAACGTAAACCGCTCCCCATCGCCAACGTCAATCTGACTGGACTCAATGTAAGACTCCATAGCCGCGCCATCGTCATCTTGTCCAATCTCGTGGTTGTAAAGATAATTTCCACCTGCCGCGATAGGGTATTGACGAATACCACGATCAAGCCACGCGCTTCTACTCATTGTTCCATAATACCACAGCTTTTCTAAGTAGTTGTAAATTACATATCTGTCATTCTCGTCCGAGTTTAATGACGGGTAGAACCAAATCACCTCGCCCCACTGTGAGTTTACACCAGACACAACTTTTTCTGACTGCTCTTTGTTAAAGTCTGTAAAAACATGATCTCTAACTGTGCAAGGCAACTGAGTTGTTTGACCGGCATAGACATAGAAGTTATCAATACCCATCCAGAACACAAAGTCTTCTGTAGCCACGGCGGCTTTTGGCCCTATAATTGTGATGTTTGAAGCAAGCTGTTGCAAGCCAAATGTAAATGGAGGTCCAATAAAACGCAGTGAGTGAAGTGATTTATCGGTCCAAACCAGAACCTCACGTTTTGTTTCTACTGCCTGAACAAACGTAGACCCAGAGCCGAGGCGCAAGTCACCCGCTGTGTTGGTCGCAGTTGCCGTCCAATCGGTGATTGATTCTTGATCAGAAAAACGGATCAGCAAGTTATCTTGATCTGTGCTGCCCTGTGCATTACAGCCAAAGGCTATAACATGTCTATCCAAATCAGAAACCAAAACCTGCTTTGCAATGATCGGCGTGTTGGAAGCTCCACCTAAAGTTCCAATTTCTACAGCCCTTGAAGCCAGACTGTTGGTTTTGTCCCAGTAATAAATGCCGCCATCACGCGGGTTAATAATCAGGTCTTCACCAAAATTATCATGCGACCAAAGACGAAGCTCCGATACCGGTATGATACCACCAGCAGCAGAGGAACCCCATCCAGTAAAATCTAGGTTGGGGTCAGAGTTTCCAATAGCCAGAAACACGGTTGATGCGTTTGCGTGACTGACAGCGGATGTTCCGTTTACACCTCTTGTCAGGCCGGTCAAGTCATTCCCAGACTTTCCAGAATATGTCATTAACTCTCGGTTAATCAAAATTGTACCAGTGGACGGAAACGGGCTTGCGTTAAGAACCGTAAGCGTGGTGTCTACTGCGGAGAATGTGCCGCCCTCATTTACGATCGTTTGCAAGCCACCAAGAGTACGCCCGCCATAGAGACCTGCGCCCCAACCTGTGCCACCCACAGTAGTGTTTAGACCTGTATTAATTTGATAGCTGCCAACAACACTCGCGCCACCATTACCTGTATCGGAAGCATTTGCTGGAATAACAACTGTTATTGTGTATTGATTGCTATCAATAATAGTGTCTATCTGATACTCAGCGTTAAGAACAACGGCAGAGATTGAACCGCCCAGACTAACAGCGCCGCTAAAAGTAACAAAGTCACCAGCCACAGCGCCGTGAGCTATGTCTGTTACGGTGATTGTTGTTGATCCATTGGTGGCAGAAAAAGTTACAGCACCAGCCGCAGTGGTATTGCGGATAGGGGTAATGTCAAAGAAAGCTTGGCCCTCTTCGATATAGTATTTAACTGTAGTGCCAACACCCATAAAGTTGGAACCGTCTATCGCCACCCAGTTATGGAGCCGCCTAGCAGTGCCAATAAAAGCATTGTCACTATACTTCTGCCAGCCGCCAATTTTTTCCGGGTAGCCAAGATGAAATCTGATTTTGTCCCCATCAAACCAGCCGCCCTCGTTTGAATACGAGGTGTATTCTCTGTTGACGCCGGGTCTAAATTGTAGCTTTGTTAATGGCATTATGTTTTTCTCCCGCCATAATAGTCAGACAAGCTAAGAGCGCCAGATGTAGGGATGCTTGAGTTAACGGCTGTATCCACAGCCGCGTTGTTGTACGAACTTCCGCCTACATAAACATAGATCACTGCCCAACCAGAAGATGGGGCACTTCCAGTAAACCGTATGACCTGCCCAGCACTCAGAGAAAGTGTGTTAACGGCTGAAGTGGTGGTGTTATACCCCACAGCTAGGCTATGTGATCGAACAACGCTACCGTTTGCGTACATAGTAATATTGGCTGTTCCGCTACCTTGTATGTAATAACCAACATAATACTGGTAAGTTCCGGTCTTGTTGACAGTGAAGTTTCTGTCCATAGTAATGGTACTACCGTTATCGCCCCACAAAGCCTGCGTGTAAAGCCGACCAAAAGTGTTTATCTGTGGGTCGTAGCCGCTGATGGCCGGGTATCTATAGTTAGGAGAATTGCTGCCACCAAGATTGCTAGCGGTTACGGCTTCTGAAACAGTGGTAGGAACGTATCCGTTACCACCACTTTTATAATACTCACTCAAAGAAATAGGGTTCACACCAGTAAACTCTGTCTGCAAGTCAGAAAATGATAAGGTTCCAGAAGCCGGTATCGCCATTAGACTGAACCAAATGCTGTAACATCGTTCTCGGAAGTAATGGCGCCATTAGTAGCTATTTTAGCTACTGTGCTGCCAGAATATTGAAAAATTAAATTGCCACTACCGTCCATATACACATACCAATTACCAAGTTGTATATAGTTACTGTTTGTTAGTGATATATTGAACCCATTGCCGGCTAGGTTGCCTCCAAGTTGTGGAGAGGTATCGTTCACAAGTTCGGTGCTAATACCGTTAAACTGCGACTGGATATTGCTGGTAACACCATTAAGATAGTTTAGTTCTGTTTCTGTGATAATGCTACTAGCTGCCACCTTACCATTAATATCAGAAACCAACGCTCTACTAGTTGCTAGGTTAGAACCTGTAATGGTGGTTGCGCCGCCAGTTATGGTGCTTTGTTTTGCGTTTAACTGCGTTTGAATGTTGCTGGTAACACCGTCTGTATGGTTTAGCTCCGCTGTTGTTGCGGTTATGCCGTCAAGCGTATTAAGCTCTGCGGCAGTGGCGGTGACAGTGACGTTGTTAATTTTAAGCGTGTTTGCGTTTATGTCACCTAAAACCGACAGTGAGTCAGAAATCGCTTTTACACTAGCACCCGCACCCGCACCATCTGCGTAAATAATCTTAGCATCACCGTCAGGAACAGTAACAGTAGTACCAGAGCCTTGAGTAAATACAGCCGCCTGCCCGGAGTTGTTTTGAACAAAATAAATTTTATCTTGGTCATTCGGACTGATTGTAATTGTGTTTGTGCCTGACGGCGTACCACCAAGCACAAGAACTTTATACTGCCCGTCACTTAAAGTACCGTCTGTCGTGGTGAGAGTATGCGAAGTACCGGCAAGAGTAATCGTTCCCACTCCATTTAGGGCGCGGTCAATGATATCAAAGTTATTGTTTGAGGTTGCACCCCAAGTACCCGCCTGCTCACCAGAGCCGGGTTTTTCAATACCAGAGTTGTTTGTATATGTACTAGGCATTTACACCACCTTTTGTGTCCAGATGTCTACTATACCACCAGCGTTGATCTCTGTCCACGTTCCACCTGTTGGGTTTATTTGAACCCAAGACTCTTGTGGTGATGTTGACGGAGATCCTGTCCAGATGTCCCAATAGAGACGACCATCAGTTGTTTGTATGAATACACCGCTGATTTGCAGCGGGTCTGCTTCAAAAACCCTAGAGGCAAGAGTTGCTTGCGTGAACGAAGAGTCTTGCTCTGATATACCGCCTCGAACCGCTATCCCATTTGTTGTCTGTATGAATACAGCTTCCAGTGATGCGGGGTTGTTTGTGATTGCCCCGCCAAGAGCCGATACAATAAACGCTGCTTCTTGCTCTGATATACCACTAAGGGTGCTGCTTGCAGCGCTGCTTTGGATAAACGCTGCGTCCTGCTCTGAGATGCCTGTGGCAAACCGTAGCCCCTCACTGGTTTGCAAAGTGCTAAACACCTGCCCTGATATACCGGTAGCAAAACGAGTGGCTTCACTGCTTTGAGTGAACTCAAGTGTGGCATCTATAATACCAACTAATATGCCAACAGCAATTGATGCCTTACTAGCAATGGCGTTCATTTCGGCGCTAGTAATACCGATATATGTGCCGGTCTGATTTAATGTAAAGTTGGCGTCAGAGGTGGCTGAACCCAGCGTTAAAATGCTGTGGTCTGCAATAGCCCTTTCCGATAGCGTCAACTCACCAAACATCAGTCAGCATCCGCTATGGTCAACTCGCCAGCTTCCACCTGACGCATGATTTCTGCGTAGTGGCGGTTGGTTTGGTCAATGGGAATAAACATCTCTGTGCCGTCAATGGTGGCTTTGATGCTGGAAATGTTACCATCAGAGTTATTGTAATACTGTGCGTTTGTTATTGTCGTGTTATCCATTTCTATAACTCCGCATCAAAATTCAGGAAGGCAGTACCATCATTTGGCTCTACCCAAAACACAGAAGCGGCAGCGTTGCCTGTTGCACCTTGTGATAGGATTACACCACTTATACCCGATTGTTGATAGCCAAAGGCCGCAGTAAACGTGTACAAGTTGTTTTGCCGGGTTCTCCACGTCCCTCCAGAAGCTACTGAAGGTGTTGTCCTCATTGTTGTTGGAAATATTATAGGCCAATATACACTATTAGCACCATAAGCCATAGCGATACCACCAATATTGCCATCAACTTGGTTTAGTTTTTGTGCCGCCCAGTAATACCTCTGACACCTAGCCAACTCATTGCCATAGCTGCGGTGTTCAAACGGCGTGGCTGTGTCGCCTACTTCTAGCTGGATGCCTGTCAACTCAAGATAGTTGCTTGTCGAACTTCCGAGATTAATATTACTTGGAGAAGTATGATTAGTATTTGCGTAGGTTTGCCAAGAAGTGGTACTCCAAGAACTGCTCCAACTTGAATCAGAAGAAAATGTAAAAGCCATACTAAGTCCGGTAGTATTATCATCAAATACAGTATTTGAATCGGGGGGAATTGTTACAGTCTTACGCTCCCAAGTATCCGCTGAAGTTATACTAGCCTCCCACCCAATAATCTTATTATTGGCATAATTATAAAGAAAACCACTAATAACGCCTGTTAGGTTAGATTTTACCCAAAAAGAAAGCGTTACATCTTTCGCATCAGATGTTCCATATTGAAGGATTTGACAATCTTGACCCTCAATATCATATCTTGTTCTAAAAAGATAAGAACTGGATGTTTCTGTAGCAGTGCAAGCAAATTTTAATGACTTGCTAAAGGGTATATTTTCCGAAGCAATGTCATTTTGTGTGATTGTATATTGAGCAGCCGGAGCGCCATATTCCTGAATTTTCCACCTGTCAGCAACATAAGTTTGACCTGACCCATCAGTATAGCCAGTAACACTCGTCCCCCGCTGTGCCACCTGCATCGCACCGTTGATGATGAGGTTGCGTCCTGTCAGGCCACCAGCATCTGCGCTACCACCTAAATCGGCTAGGTCTCTTGCACGGCTCATTTACTTACTCCGGCTTTGTAGGCCACACAACATCGTCAAGTGAGGTGTAGCTGTCAGTGATGTCACGCAGTGCCTGACGGTATGCTGTACGCTCGGCGCTCATTGTAAGGTCAGACGATGCCCACCAGTCGGTAGCCGCAATCAAGCGGTCACGCTCGGCGCGCAACAGCTTCAAAGGCTCCGCTGCATTAAGCTCGGTTAGCTTTGCGTTGACGGTTGCCCAGCTACATCCCCAGTCAGCTACGTTGCTGCTTTCGATTGCTGAACCATTAGCGTCTGCTCCGGTGACTTTACGGAACATCTCGTTGAATTCTGCTTCATTTGTTGGCTCACCACGCAACACCCATTCGGTGATGCCTAGTTCGGTCAGAGCCTCTGATATTGATGCCATTTTGTTTTTACTCCTATTAAAGTGCGCTGACTAAAAAGCAGTCATGGCGCGTGTATGAAAGCAGATTATCACTACCTGCAACGCTGTCATAAATGTACGCTTCTGCACCCAGATAATCAGTGGTTCCGTTCATAGGGATTAACGCTTGGGTAGTGCAGGTAAGGTCATCGCCATAAGATTCACTCGCAAGCCAAATGACGTTTTCAGCATATACGCTTCCATTCTTTGTTAATCTTGCACCCACTGCGCGTATAGTTCCCGACCCAGATGCAGTGATTAAAGTGCAAAAATAGTAGCCCGCAACATTTGGTTGCCATCTTTCGTTTGCACTGTCCCAAGTGCTGGTGTTGTCCGCTTGGACAGTTGCGTGTGTAGACCAATCAATTCCTGTCCAAACACCACTAGAAATGCTTTGTGTACCCGACCACGCCCCAATTGACAAAACAGGCACTTTTGGCGTAACGATACCGCTGCTGTTAATCGTCAGCGCGGTGTTGCTGTTCGTTGGGTCTTGGATCTCGGAGACTTTCAATATCGAGGTCATTGAGCGATCTCCGTTACCATAACTATTCTATTATCCGAACTTGACCAAGCGTTGTTTAGTGTTCCCCCAGAGTTTACTTGCACTTGAAATTGTAGTCGCATTGAACTTGTTGTCCCGGCTGTGTTCGCGTGAAGAAATGGATAGTCAAGCATTGTATTTACAGGCTGGTTATATGAAGAACTACCCATATAGTTGTTACTGCTCCATTGTGTGTCGCCATTATTTGAATCTACAATCCTAAATCTGCCATAGGCATTAGCATTGTCTAATAGTAGGGTAATTGTAGTTTGCCAAACTAAGATACTGTTGGAGAATTTTGGCGTTATATCTACATACCAATCGGTTACATCTGTCATAGAACTACTAGTAGTAGTAAATCCATTGTTTGGTACAGCGCGATATTGAACCTGAACCACATGACCCGGAATCTGCACACCGTTGCCGCTGGTCTTCTCGTTAATGGTATCGACATAGAGCGTACTCATTGTGCAATCTCCATAACGGTCAATGAGTATGTAAAGAATCTCGGAGTCATAGTGTCTACTAATTCGTTATATGAATACCCTTTGAGCTTTATATCAAAAGAGCTTCCAGTAGGAACCTCTACGGTTTTTGAAATTGTTGTATCTGGCGGGTATGCCGGATATACAAGAGCGCCATCATACCACGGGTAAGCGCCAAAACCGTGGTTAATGCCATTAACTTCAAAAATAATACCAAAAGCACCCCTCACTGTTTCGGAACTATTAGAGGTAAACCCGCTGGTTCCAAGTAAAACAATTTTATTTGAAGAGGATATTGGGGTGTATGAAATTGTTAAAAGGTCGGCATAAATTCTGCCAGTACCACTATTAGCAATAGCGATTGTGGTGTCTCCAAAAGAATTTTGCATCTGAACCACACTACCCGCTGGCAGTGTCGCACCATTCGGAAACGATGGCTTGCCTGTGCTTGCGTCAATCGTGACAGCAGACGTACCCGCCGCATTATTGATTTGGTCTACATTTAATATAGAAGCCATCTATGCCTCACAGTATTGTTAAGTTGCCGTCAACCGTGATTGTGGCTGATGGGTCTATGGTCAGTGGGCCAATAGCCAGCGCATTTTCTGCCGTGGCAATTGTCGTGTTCTGCGTAACCGTCTGGTTGTTGGTGCGGAACACAGCCGTATGTACCTTCGTTACTGTCGTCTGGAAGTTCGGCGCGGTTATGCCGCCAGCAAAAGTTCCCCCAGTTGACGCTGCCACCACATCCGCAAAGGTCTGGGCGCGGTAGGCTATAATTACAATCTCGTCATTCAGTGTAGCGCCAGTGGCTAAAGTAACCGTGTCGCCGTTGCTGATAGTATAGTCTGTTTCGTCCAGATGCACACCGTTTAAAAACACATCTACAACAGGGCCGCTAAACGCCAGAATGGCGCTGTTAATGTCCGCACCAGTAAAGACTGTCTGGCTGGCTGTAGCCACATACTTAAACCGGATGACGTTGGTGTAGCTAGATGGCGTGTCAATAGAACGCCCAAGGTAGCGCACCATAATCACATCACCGTTAGCCGGTGCGGCGCTAAAGGCTAGGGTGTTGCCGGATGCCGTATATGCAGCCGAGGCCCCCGGTTCTTGAACCACGTTGCCGATAGTGACTATGATTGACTCACCGTCTGGAACAGTCTGGGTCAGGCCAAACGAGGTCGTTGACCCATCGCCCGTAAAGCGCTGGGAAGCTACCGTTCCATAATTTGGCTCTGATCCTATGTATGCCATTAATCAGCTTCCTGTATAGTTAATTCACCCGCTTCAACCTGACGCGAGATTTCGGCGTAGTGACGGTTGGCTGGGTCAAGAGGTACTGACACCCGGATACCGTCAATGGTTGCGTTGATGGAGCAGTTGTTGCCTTCAAAGTCTACGGAGTAAACCGCCGATTCAATGTTTATTTCATTCATCGTTATAACTCCGCATCAAAGGCAATGTTGTTACTGGATTCGAAGTACAACCAACATTGGTTGCTACCCGCGCTCCCAGTCGCTGTATGGGTTAAACACGCCCCCCATGTAGTAGAGTACTGCATTGTGCTAACACTTACTGTATGTGTGTTTGAACCGGGGGTTATGGCGGTGAAATTAGCTAAATGAATAACGGATGGGGTCGCCCTTTTTTCTACTTTAAAGGCTATGCCGCTGTTCCACGCAGTCGTATTGGAAGAAGTGCCGCCTACAATACCAGCGCCACATTTTTCATAATACCTCTGACACAACGACAGTTCCTCGCCATAGCTGCGGTGTTCAAACGGCGTGGCTGTATCGCCTACTTCAAATTGAACGCCTGTAAGTTGCCATGTTGCATTAAGAGTTGTTCCCACAGCGTTTGATTGGTTTGCTCCCGCCCAAGCAGGCCCAGAATATGCTGCCCACGATCCTGTAACAGGGGTTCCACTATAAGCACTCCCCGCCGCTAAGTTCCAAGTAAATTGTAGTCCGGGACCATTGTCATTGGCAAAATTGTTGCCGCCTGTATCTCCTATTACAGTTATTATCTTTTTTTCCCATGTGTTAGCAGAGTCTATTGTATACTCTTTTGGAAGGTGTCTGTTTGAATCCATATTATATACATTAACGGTAAAAGTTCCTGTCACAGAAGATTTTACCCAAAAAGATAAAGTGCCAGTTTTTGCATCAACTGATCCATAATTTAAATGTGTAACATTTTGTGCCTCAATAACATGCCTTACATCAAAAAGTTCACTAGCGTCAATTGCTGATTCTGCGGTTGTTGTTGTCCACTTTCCAGAATATGAAAAACCTGTAGGAGCATCTGTGACTTGCGTCCAAGTTCCAACAAATTGATCAGCGTCATATGCTTCAGTCTTAAATCTATCTATTGAAGCATAATTTGGATTACCTGTTGAAATAGACCCACTCGTACCCCGCTGTGCCACCTGCATCGCACCATTGATGATGAGATTCCTGTGCGTAAGCACCTGATCCGTTACCTTTGGTACGGTAACGGCATCGTCTGCAATACTGTTTGTATTAATGGTGCTTATCGGCATCTGTTTACTCCGGTGAAACCTGCGCGGCTAAATGCGCGGCGTATGCTTCTTTTATAGCATCTGTATGCACAGCGGTGCAAATAGCTCGAACCTCGGCGCTCTCACCTGTGATATCAGTGTCAGGGGCTACAACGTGCCGATGAAAGCTACGGCTAATCTCAACGCCGTCCCGCTTGATAACCGTTGCAGTGCGTACTTGAACGTGCTTGTAGTCGCCTACGATTTCGATTTTGTCTTGTTGTGTTTCTTCTGTTAATGCCATTTTTATCTCCTATGGATGGACTGTCCGACCTGATAATCCAATCAGGTTATTATGTTCGTTGCCATTGAACCCAAAAATCTATTCTATGTCCAGACGCATCTGCGTTTGAAAAACCAGACGCATTTCCCCAGTAGAAAATAATGTTAGAGCCACTATTATTTACCATAGGTGAAAGGTCTGGAAATGAACTACTGGATATAGTGCTATACCCCAGCACACCTGTTCCAGCAAAGAAACCACCAATATTTGAACTAAACGGTAGAGAAAGTTGTAAACTATTACTATTTGAGTTTGATGGAACATTTATTGAAGCCTGAAAGTTCACTATCGAACCTATTTTCACATAATAAGAACGGTTCGTTATAATACTCAGACCAGCACCAGAAAGGTCAGTCACATTGTGAGTACCCTCCTCATAGTCATCCAGCGTATTGCTTGTGATAGGGGAAGGGCCACCAGTGCCAAAGACTACACCGCCAGAGATGTAGAGGTCTTTCCAACGAAGGGTGCTTTCTCCCAAATCAATGGTAGCATCTACATTTGAACTATTTTTATGTGGGAATATTGCATTAGTTCCAAATTCAATTCCTGAATGAGCTGAGTTACCTTGTATTCTTAGGTTGTCGCCGTTATTGACCCCAATATCACCCACAGTGGTGCCGCTTTTCTGGAAGTCTACAATGCTGCCATCACTCGTAGCCCTGTCAAAAGTAGCTACTGTGGCTCCATTTTTGTCTACTGTTATTCCGTCACTAAATGTACCTGTCGTAGCGGCAAGCGGATTTCCCGAATCATGCTCTAAGCGGCGCGTTACCTCTGCCAAGCCGCGATAGATAACATAGATGTTACCTGTGCCAGATGAGGGCGCGGCGTCAAAGGTCAGGGTCGTACCAGTTGCTGTGTACGACTTGCCAACTCCCGGCTCCTGCTGAATGTTGTTAACAAACACTTCTAGGTCTTCAGGCACGTTTACGGCGCGGTTAAGCGTAAACACGGTCTGCGAACCAGTGCCGTTAAAATACTGACTTGTTGTCTTGGTTAATGCTTGCTGAACTGGAGTGCCTATGTATCCCATTATTTACTCCGGTAAGTTGGCTTCTGCTTCGGCGTTACGCTGCTCGGCGGTCTTAACCCACCCGCGTGTAAATGCGTCAGCCACGATAAGTTCACGAGTAGCTGGAATCTGCACCCCCTCATCTAGCGCACGGTTAGTGTAGATAGATACAATTTCGTCATTGGCAATCCTTGCACGTTCAGTCACTGCGTTCTCAGCCCAATCAGACGGAGACAATGCAGCGTATTCTAAGCCTTTGAACTGAGTATCTGTCAGTTCGATTGTGATTGTTTGTGTCATTGTTTTTACTCCGTTGAGTTAACCGATTAGAAACCCAGTGAATTGAGTTTCATCTGCCCCGCCATAATATTGCAACCCACCACCTGAATATGTAACTTGAATAGAATCGCCGGCGGCTAACGATATCATCGTGGTCATAGAAGATGTTTTATCTCCATCACTATTTCCTTGCATATAAGCATATCCGTGGTTATATGAGCCGTTTACTACGAACCTTGGGTAGCCATCAGCACTTGTGTTGTTATCAAAATAAATATGCAGAGTAAAAAGGTATCGCCCTGCTATTGGCGCAGTAAATAGGTAAGTTGATGTATTGAAATGACCACCTGTATTTACTTTTGCAGAAGTAAAGGGAATTGGACTAGTTGTTTGATAGCCCCCTGAAGCCTGCGCACAAAACGCTGGCTGATACGGCATAGTCACACGGCCTGAACTGTCAATCGCAAGGACATTATTACCGCCACCACTCCCTCCCATTCGGAAGTTATATGATGCTGTGTTGGCGTGACCTATGTAGAATGGAATATTCGGATTAGCACCGAAACCAGTGCCTAGAAAAAAACCCGTGCCATCTTCGCCAACCAGCATTTCTCCTGTTGGCCCTAGGATATAACCTGTTAAGCCAGCGTCTACTTTAATATGCCCACCTACACTAAGTGCTTGGGTTGGGTTGTTATCTCCGATGCCCACCCGATTATTTGTGCTGTCAACAACAAGCGTATTGGTGTCAACTGTGAGGTCGCTATCTACCGTAAGGGAAGCGGACTGATCTACTTGATTTTTTCCGATTTTACTTAGAGCCATCAGGTGATCTCCAGTACAGACAGGGTAACGTCAGCGGCTGATGCCTGTGAAGCTGTCACAGTAATCGAGTCGGCAGCGTTTACAACAATCTTTTGATCTCCACCTACGGCAACAAGAGCGCCCCCAACCGGAACTGGTGCGTCCTTGACGATGTAAACATTATCGCCGTCATTGTTTACAAACTGGATATCTACGGTAATCCCTGTAGACAATATGTTTGCCACGTTCATGCCGATAACTGTTGTTTCTGTGCTGGCGGGGCAAGTGTATATGGTGGCTGCGCTTGTCCCAACCGCCGTGTCTGTTACTGTTTTAAATGTATTTGCCATTTCTTACCCCAATGCTATCGCAAACGCCAGCGAGTTATCCGTGAAGTTCACAGGGGTGCCGGTTGCATCGTTAAATATCATCTTCTCTGATGGCATCGTACAAAAAATTGTACGAGTGCCTGCTGTCCAGTTAATCTTTTCGTCACCAATAGTCAGCGCCACATCGTCTGCTAGTGTTACAGCAGTATCCAGCACAATGCTTGTCTGGCTGTTTACCGTGGCGATAGTAACAACACCTGATATGCCCGTGCCACGCACACGCTGACCCACCGTTAAAGTGCCGCCTTGCACATTGTCCACAGTCACAGAGGCTGAAGCACTAACCGCGCCGTTTACATCTGCTGTAATCTTTGTGCTGCTGCTTTCAAAAATTGTGTCTCGTGACAGGGTTGTGCCGGACAAAGTGTATGTGCCAATGCCAACCTCAAAGTCCGTGCCATCCGTACAGGAGTAGTAGGTGGTGTTAGAATCACCTACATCGGCAAAAGAATCAAAACCAGTCACGGCACCGGCAAGAGTTAACGTGCCAGTGCCTGTGGTGGTTGTTGTTTCTTTAACACGGTCTTTGATTACAAGAGCCATATTACTTCAACTCGATGCTCAAGTTACCTGCGTTAATACGGAAGATATCTCCTACAGCCAGTGTTTTGTTTGCGTCTAATGCACCGACAAACAGGATGTTCGACCCGTCAAATGTAAGCACAGCATCATCTGCAAGTGTGACCGCTGTGTCTAACACAATGCTTGTCTGTGAGTTTACTGTAGCTACACGAACCACGCCGCTTGCTGCACCAGTAATACCTGTTCCAGTTACCACATCGCCTACAACAACTGTTCCGCTGTTGCCGTCCAAAGTTACGGAGGTCGATGCTGAAACAGCGCCATTCACACTAGCTGTTGCGATATTTTTATCCGCTACAAAAGCGTGAGTTACGGTATAAGCACTAGCCAAACCTGAAGCCGCTGGGTACTCAATGTTATCATCGTTAATAACACGCTGGGCGTCAGAAACAGCAACGTCAGAAACAGAGTGTGCATAATCTGTTGTTCCAGATACACCGCGTGTACAACCTGTCAGGGTATTTGTGCCATCAAAGTTAAGGGCTACATCATCCGACAAGGTAACTGCTGTGTCCAAAACAATAGCGTTCTGGTTTGTTACTGTAGCTACACGAACTGTGCCAACAATACCTGTGCCAGTTACAACCATACCAACAGTAATTGTACCGCTGTTGCCATCAACTGCTACGTTAGTAGAAGAGCTAACTGCACCGTTTACATCGGCAGTGGCAGTGGCGTCCTTGCCAGTGTATGTGATAATCTCATCGTCAATCGTTACCGAACCAGCGGCAGGAAAGGCCTCTGCGTCAGTCAGAATTAATTCTGTATCACCCTGCGCGAAAGCTACCGCTACAGTTGTGGTTGATTGTTTCCACCCTGCTGCGTTGACTTGCTGTCGTGTATAGTTAGCGTCATCTGTGTCAACCTGTACTTCGGTGACCTTCTGACCTTCCGCGTCCGTTGCTGCGGTTGCCAAGCCGACATAAATGCTGTTACCCGGCGAAGCAAAGGAAAGAGAATCATTCTTGAACAAATAGTCCAGAATTCTCCTTTCCAGATAGGTGGTTGCTGCGTTTGATGTTGCCATCGTTCCTTACTCCTGTTTAAGTGCGTGGCCTATCAGGTAGACCTCTCCTGTAGGCATCGCTATTCTCTCTAGCTTCCGCCAAATCTTTCAGCCGCTGTACTTCTTGCCCGAAACGCTGTTCGTACAACTGCATCATGTCTTGCTCACCTTTCATGTAAGTATACGCTTCAACTAACGAGCCGTAAAGCAGCGCGTTTGGTGCATTCTTACTAAGCCAACTAGTGGCGGAACCCGCGCCAGCGGTGAGACTTGCCGGGCGGTAATAGTAATGAAGTTCTACATCATATGTAAGATTTGGGGAGGGACCCAAAATAAAATTATCTACGTCAAAAATGCTATAATACTTGGGGGTCGCGGTGCTTCCGTAATCCTGACTGTACCGTTGAACAAAATTTACATCTTTGAACTCAAGAAAATCCTCGTAGTTAGCTGTGGTTATTTGCAAGGAAAACGGTGCCAAGTAATCAACCGGGACATTCAGGTATGGATCCCCAACAGTCAACTGAGAGACTGCGTTTTTGCGGAATAACTCAAGATCAACAAGTGTAAAGATGCGGTCTTCTGCGCCGCGAATAAAAATAGGCAGGTTTGCTACGAATGATGTTTCAGTGTTTTCAGTAAAATCCTGAATAGCCGTTTGTAGTTGTGTATATGTAAAACTCATTTATACCACCAATGTCACCGGGCCTGCGGTAGCCGTTCCACCGCCCCCACGTTGATTCCCTGTTGTAGCAGTTCCTGACGCTGCGGTAAATGTATAGCTACTTGTTGTAACAACTGTTATAACATACCCCGTTGCTTGCTCAATCACCGTTTTTGTAAATCCATCGAAACCAGCAGCATCCCGAAAGCGCACAATATTGCCCGTTGTTCTACCGTGACTTTTTTCAAACACAGTAATTACAGCCGTACCTTGAGCGCCACTTTGAAAAGGGTTCAGCGGTAGGAGGGACTCTACCGCTGATTCTGTTCGTTGGTCTGGGCGTGGCTCAAACAATGCCTGCGGATCTGGGCCCGGGCTAATTGGTTCTAACTGCTCATGCTTTGGCTCATACTCATCTGGGCCTACCTTAAGACCATTCCACTCTTTCACCATTTCAGCCAAACGATACCGGAACCCGGATCGATCCGAGACACCCCAAGCATTTTTCCCAGACGCATATTTTGCCATTAATTAACTCGCAAGTACTGTATGCTTGGTTGTAGTTTTAGTGGTACGCGGTCCTCATCTTCGGCTGCCGCGCGTTGGAATTCTTCTTCGTACACAGCCTTCAAAAGCTGTACCCGTTCTGGAGCTTTTTTCATAGCAACATAGTATGCCAAGCCAGAAATCATACAAGGTAAAAACCGGAATGGAGCATCTGCCGTATTTACCAGAGTATCTACATCCTGAATTCTTTTAATATAGTAATACACAAGCGTGTCCGTCGAGCTATCTGGTGTTGCCCAAAGAGTAATCTGCGGTAATGTTTGACGGTCAAAAAAGTACTGGCTTGGCCGACCTGTAGAAGTTTTGTTGGGTAAAGTCAAATACTCGCCGCGTGACATGCGACCCAACTCATAATCTGTCCCGCTTCTGCGAAGCACAACTTCTAAAAGATCTGTATAGTCCGCCGTAAATGTATAGGTTGCTGTACCTGAAGTAAGAGCTTGTGTGCCCTGCTTTACGGTCCAAAGGTTAATACCACGGTTGGCCCACTCAGCGAACATTAAGTTCATAGACCGCCGAGCAGATTTAAAGTCATAACCTGTGCGGGCTTCAATGCCACACCGCTCATACGCCTCTTCTATAATTTCTGCGACATTTAGGTCAAAGTTAGTTGAACCCGAGGTTGCCATTTACTTTTTCCTTCTTAAGGGTTTAACGCGCCTTGGTTTTCCTGCCGGCTGCCCAAGACTTTTCTTCTGCGATATTCTACTACGTTTTTCAGCGCTTGTCATTTCTGATGATGTCTTAGGGGTCTTAGCAGAAACGCGCTTGGAGGGGCGGCAATATGGAGTACCCCGTTTCTCTCCTTTGCTACGCCCACACGCTTTCCCGGTGCGAACATCCTTCCATTCTTCTTTGAACCATCTCTTAAGGGCCGCTCCCTTTTTAGTCTTTCGTACTGCCATATTTTATCCATATCTACAAAATAACTGTAAACAGAAGTATAAAGAAACCAATCGTCGCAACAACAACTGTAGAAACAAGCACAATCTGTTTTATTAGTTCTTCAAATTCTCTTGCCTCTTGTAGCTTTTGCCGTCTTGCTTCTGCGGCTGCTTCCTTTGCTTGTTGTATGCGTTTCTGTCGTTCCTCTAAAATACCTTTCCAAGTCCCCGGGCCGAATCTCATATCCACCATAGTAGCCACCTCTTGTAGTTTTTCAGCGGCTATCTTCGCGTCTATGACTTCACGAGCTACACTATCTACACCAAATTGATCGGTTATTCCTACGCCGGATTTTTTATTTCTGGCTTCGTTAACCTGCTTCTGCCCCGTAAACAAAGCATCAATCTGATGAGCTATATCACCTATATCATTGGCAGTTCCTATTACAGACTTTATACCATCAACAGCGCTTTTAACTAAAGCAATCCCTGCTAACGCTGTCGAAATTGGTTCCATATCTACCTCTTTGGTATAGGTTTACAAATAGCTACTATTTTTGCACTCCTTCCGTCAGTGATGGGAACCGATGGTTGTTGTGATAACCGTTCAGCAAAATAGATACACCGATCTATGTCTACGAACCGCTGCGTTTGATCTATTAATTGACTCCCCAAGTAAACTGTTAATAAAAATTCTACCAAGGTTTTAAGCTCACTGAGCCGCTATCAATATACCTTGGTTGTTCTGTACTTGTAGGTTCCGCCTGCTGCTTTCTTTGTTTTGTTGCCCCAGTTGGCTGCACCGACTTTACGGCACTTGGCGATTGCCCCGCTTGCATACGCTGACGGGAAGACCTTATAACGGCGCTTAACTTTGCTGTAACATGCATCCTTCGATCCACCTTTACTTACTTGCTTGGACATCGAACCTCGCGAGATTGCCATTTTTCTTCTCCAAAAAATCACCCCACAAGACAGTTAGTATCTCGTGGTTTTTGTCTACCTTCACAGCAATAACCGCCGTGTCAGTCTTTAAATCCATAATTGAAACACCCAGCCAGCCTAGAAAAGCCAACATTGCACCGGCAATAATTTTGTTGTCCATTAGCACTTCCATCTTCTTCTAGCAGCGCAGATGCGCTTCTTGGGGGTTTTGCTACAGTTTACGTTATGCATCTTCATCTGACCTGCTGATCTTGCACAGTAAGACTTCTTACGCTTACCACCACCCGGCTGTGGTGCTTTTAGTTTCGAGCCTGTGGCTCGGTTATACTTAGCCCGGCCTTTTGCCGTTAATCCAGCACCTCTAGATGCTGGCAGCTTTTCGCCACGCTTAACTGATAGATTAACAGATTTCTTCTTTCTTGTCGCCATTACAACCTACCGTTATTTTGTATGTGGATGAATTCCATTGACGCGGAAACATTAAAGTCAACAGATCCAGAAGAGGAAAACGCCCTCATCTCCAAGTCTGTTTTTTCTGTAAACTTTAACGGGAAAGTATAAAATTGTTCGTGTGCGCCATCTGTAATAGTAAATCTTTCTTTTATTTGAAACACTTCCCCATAAGGTCTAGCAACAAGACTAGCGTTTAAAATAGCTTTGGTGTTGGTGGAGGTTCCTGTAGATAAAGACATTTTTGTAAGGAACGCTGTATATCCTGCGGGAACTGTCCAAAGACTCATCAATGTTTGGTTGTCGCCATCACCATTAATGGTGATATAGATATTAACGGGGACTCCAGCGGTCACTGTGCCTGTTCCTGCGTAAATTGTACCAGCATTTGCGCCACCACTACCTGCGCTGCGAACAATACCGCGATTTATACGGAGGTAAGATTTTGTGGTGTTAACAGCAGTTTGCCCATTCAGCGTAACAACTTCGTTTATTTCGTTGTAATCGGAGTCTAGGCCAAAAACTTCTACGGTTCTTGCACCAGTTCCTGCGGCAGTGTCATTAGCTGAACTGCTTGATATAGTCATTACTGTGGCTGATGCGGGGTATGAATACAAACCACCTTGTTCCCAGATGGTTTCTTTTGTGGCTCCAACAG